CGGCTTCATGGTTGTATCATAAACTCGATGGAATCGATGGCAATGGTGGTGTCGGTGGGTTCACAGACAAGGAGAAGGAGCAGCTTCGTGGTGCTCTTGTCGACCTCAGCGACCGCTTACGCCGTGCTGCTGACAATATTTAGGCAGGTGTTGTATTACATTTAAGACACAAGTCGTCCGTGCCTACGGACGCACTCAGCCTCGGCACTTCGGTGTCGGGGCTTTTTTGTTGTCTTTTTGCTGTCTTTTTAACTCTCCCTTCTGCACGTTAACTTTGCGAGTATAAAAGATCTTGATATGGAAACAATAACAGATAAGCGTTTAAAAAAACGTAGGGGGGGGGGGAAGTATGAACCCAATAGTTTTTCACGATTACGAGGGCTTTTTGGCAAAGTTCACAGAGAACCCCAAGACAACCGATGAGTGTTGGACACCGAAAGATGTATACGAAGCGGTGCTGAAATACGTTGGTGAAATATATCCTTTGGAAGGCAAGCAGATTTTGCGCCCATTCTATCCAGGAGGTGATTATGAACATGCAGAATACCCTTCTGATGGTGTCGTAGTGGACAATCCGCCGTTCTCCATGTTTACAAAGATATGCCGTTTCTACATGGAGCACAACATCCCCTTCTTTCTTTTCGGTCCAGCTCTAACCATATTCTCTTGCTGCAAGTATGGTGCAACAGCTGTTGTCATAGCTCAGAGTATAAAATTCATCAATGGTGCAAATGTACCTTGCAACTTTGCGAGCAATCTGTTCGGCAACTTAACGGCTACAGCTTCACCTCGCCTTAGTAAACTCATTGAGGCGTGCCCTTCTCAAGACACCAAGGTTAACCTTCCTAAATACAACTACCCGGACAATCTTCTTAGTGTATCCGATCTCCAGATTATGGCGCGAGGTGGTGTGGAGTTTTGTGTGGATAGCGAGCATTGTGTTGTTGTCCGCAATCTCGTAGCCATGCCGAAAGGTAAAAGTCTCTTTGGCGATCATCTTCTTCTTTCATCAGCAAAAGCATCAGCAAAAGCATCAGCAAAAGCATCAGCAAAAGCATCAGCAGAAAACCGCATACCAATACCGCTCTCGCCTGCTGAACTCGATATTATAAGCAAGTTGGATTCAAAAGATATAAAAAGATGATTCTTTAGTTCTTTTTATTGATTAGGTTTATATTAGTGTAAGCCACTGGCGCGAGATGCGTTGGTGGCTTTTTATTTGTATTAAACTTTTGTTGAAAATAATTGGCGTTTTTCTTGCGTAATCAACAAAAGTTTATTACCTTTGCATTGTGATAAAAAACTTATCGCCTATGAAGAAATTAAAAAAATCGAAGGAACTTAAGAACAAAGAAAACGATTTGCTTTTCTATCTTGAGTATTGGAAAAAGTTCCCCAATACTTTTAAAAAGATAGCACAGAAAGAAATCGAACAACTTGAAGATGACATCAAGAATAACTAAAAAGACTCCTCTCCCTTAAATGGGAGGGGGAGTTTTTAAAAATAGTTCAAACAAAATATATTATGACAGATTTTAAGAATAAGATTAAGGCTCTTGCTGAGCGCAATCGCTTGGCAACGACCGATGAGGAGCGTACAGCGGTAGCGGCAGAGATGGATGCTTTAAAAAATGAGAACGAGCAGGCTTTCACCGAAGCTCTGGAGTCTCTCATCAAGGACACAGCAGAAGACGTGCAGGTGCAGCGCATGGCTGAGCGTCTTGGCGAGATTACCGACATGGTGTCTATGGCGTACATAGCCAAAACCTACTTCAAGAAGTCTCGCTCATGGCTTGCCCACAAGCTCAACGGCAACATCGTTAACGGCAAACCGTCTCAGTTTACAGAAGAAGAACTAAAGACCTTACGCTTTGCCCTCAACGATATGTCTAACAAACTGAACTATATGAGCATTGCTTTATAGCGAAAGTTTTACGCACACCAGCCTCGGAGCCTCACGGCTTCGGGGCTTTTTGTTGTTGGCAATTGCCAACCTCGCACCCTTATGCCTTACCGCTGATGAGCGTCCTCGATGTGGCGGTGTCTTTCACGATGGGTGCAAAATCGACAAGCCAAAATCACATACTCGGCACAACTGCCTGCATATTCCGCTAAAGGCAAGGGAGGCAATTGCCAACGCGGAACAGGGCGGTGTAGTGCTGCACAGACAGAAAGTCTTTCACCCTGCAAAATCGGACTGCATAACTTATTGATTTTGAAGCAGTCCGATTTTGCAGCTATGGAAAAGGTACGCGAAAACGCGCTCATTTCTTTATTTTGGGCTTCTTTTTATTGCGGAAAAGAAGCAAAAACGCTAAGCGAAAACACGTTTTCAAGTGGTTTTCTCTGTTAGAGAATGATTTTTAACATCTTGCGCAAATGTGACTGTCAACGGCAAGCCTTCAACATCTATTTGCGGATTCCTCCTCAGTAGCATTGAACGGCAATCGGGGCTAAAGTTCTGAGAATTCGGGGCGGAGCTAAAGCTCTGCCCCTCCCCTCACTTTCGAAAGTCGTGTTGTTTGATATTTGACATAGTAAGGTGGCAGTCATGCTGCCACCTCTTTTAAGAATAATGTAAAAAGCGATATATTATGAACAATATTGTAATAAAAGCGGCACGCACAGAAGACGGCTACTGCTGTGCCTGCGACTTGTTACCTGGTTGGGTCGTTGCCTACGATGGCGACCTTGACGGTTTTAAGATGTTTGTACAAGAGAGTGTTGATTTCTGGCTTGAAGGACGCCGCAAAGACGGTGATGATTACCCTCACGTCTTCGATGGCGATTATCAACTCGTCTACGACTTTGATGTGGCTACATTGCTCGACTACTATCGAGGCATCTTCTCGTTTGCTGCCCTTCAGGAGATTACGGGCATCAATCAAAAGCAACTCTCACACTATGCGAGTGGCATCTCCAAACCACGCCAACAGCAGGTTGATAAAATCAAGTCGGGATTGCGCCGACTTGCCAAAGATATTGAATTGGTCACTGTTTAATATATTCAACAACGCCGCCAGACCATGCGGCACAATCCCTCGGTGCGTGACGCATCGAGGGATTTTTTTTAATTTGTCTTCTCAATTTATCTATTCATTTATTTTCTCAAAAAACAGATAGCACCATTCCTTGCATCCAAGGAATTCATTCCTTTTCATTCCTTGCCATAACTTTTTTTCAAAATTTTCGCCATTTTTCTTGCACGTCTCAATCTTATTGCCTAACTTTGCCATCGCTACAATTCTCATGTGGAACATTCCACATTATGTGAGATGTAAATTTAAAAAGATACGGCGGTTCGCCTTCCACGTGTTTTTTAGCCCTTTGTGGTGGAAAGCATGAGAGTTGTAGCAGACGAGGAAGTGCGATCCGCCTTTTTTCGTACCCTATCGTCAAACCGCACCCGACGGATTCGGGGATAAGGCTACAACTCTCATAATTATGCAAACAGCATCAGTTCAGCGCTCAGCTCATAAGCGCACGTTGAGCAGCAGCATCGCCGCCATGACGGCGTGGCTCAACGCAAAGAGCATCTCTTACACCGCTATCTGTGGCTTCAGCATCACACGACGCGAGGTTCTCCACGTCAACGCGGCCTTCATTGCGCTCACCGTCGGCGCCATGGCCGCTGCCACTTCTCTACTCATCACCTTCGTCTGCATCCTCGCTGCTGCCCTCTCGGTCAGACAGCTCAACCGCGAGAACACACAGCCCGAAGAGGCTGAGAAAGGAGGCGAGGCATGAGGATCTATCGTGTGAAACATGGCATGTGGCGACGTTACAAAAAGAATAAGAAGGTTGTTGAAAGGCTTTATAACTGCAAAGTGGAAGTGCTCGTCACTCCGCGCGAGGAGTTTAAATCAATAAGCTATCGCAAGAGAGCAAAGAGCATGCGTGCGGCGTACATACGCTTTAACTTAGCTGCGATGAACGCCCTTCTTGAAAGACGGAAAGGAGGTCAGCAATGACTGTAGAGCAGAGCTTTTTGAACCAGATGGCAGTAGTGCTTGTGAGAGACTACGCGCCCAGGAACAATTTCCAGAAGGCGATGGTGCGCTATCTCTCACCGCTCCATGGCATGTGCATTCAGACAGAACGCATCCCCGACTTGTTTGCGGATATAAAGCTTTTGGTTAACGTGCTGGAGCATAAATATCCGCGACGCAAGACCCGTGCAACTGTCGATCGCTTTTTGACAAAAACAGACCTCTATGGCCATGAGTGTAAGGCTGTGATTGTTAAGGATGAGGGCTTTAACGACGTTGCTGATGTGGCTTCTGTGTTTGTCATGCCTTTCTTAGGCATGCTGCATGCTGCCGACGCAGGGGCCTGTCAACGCATGTTTGCCTTGCCGTTCTGTTCGGACAAGGTGTCATGGGCAATGAAATACAATAATTTTACAGATCTCGTAATGTAGAAAGGAGATTAACAATGAACAATTCACAGAAAACAACACAGGTGATCAGGGCAGACGCATCAAATTGAACTTCCCGTCAACAGCCTATCTAAGTAGTCCTCACTCCATCCCGCTTTCAGTCGTT